AGTTTAGTCCAGCTTCTTGCAGGCTTTTGAGCTGGTCTAATTCATCACGTAGAATTTGTATCTCAAGCCTGCGTTGGGCAAGCTCTACTTGATATAAGTCATCGCAGTTTATACGTGATTTTGGCCTATCTAATGGTATTACAATTCGTGAGTATATTCCAATGTCCTTACCTTGGGATATACTTCCTGACGAACCAAACGATCCACCCACATTATTTACGTTACCCATAACCCCAAACTCAAGGTTTATTCCGCCACCTACTGCATTTGAGCAATTCAAATTGCCAGCTCTAAACGTATCGCTTTGATAATTCATTGGCGGGTTAGGCAGGGATAATGCTAGGGTACTACTATCTGCTTGGACTGATCCTGCAAAAAGGCAAAGCAATAAAGCTAATTTCATCTTGGTTCACCATTAATCTTAGAACATATCCGAGAGGATACTAATGTTCTTGCGCCTGATTTTCTTTTAATCTTTGAGGTTGTGCATATGTAAGTTGCTATATCCAAATCAGATTTGCGAATATAAACATTAAAGTTTTTACGTTCCTTGTAGCCAACTTTCATAATTCTATACGTTGTCGAAAATGGCATGTTATTCCAGTTTAAATCAAATAGTTCAATTTGGTAATATTTAATCTCTTCCCTAGAATTAAATAAAGACATCTCAGCCTTTACTACGCCAGCTACGTGTGACGGCTTTAGGTCTGGGTAGGCTGGGGTCATTTCGTGAGCCGATATAGCAGACGCCCAGCCTAGCAGAATTATAAGGGTTTTACTTAGCAATGCACTCGGCTCGAACTACGGCGGTAAATGTGCCTCCAGGAAGAGCCTTAGAAACTCCGTAAGTAGCTGTGGATGCTGTTGTGAACCAGGTGCTACCAGCTTGCGTAAGGTCAAATTGGGTCATGCTACCGATTACAACCTTAGCTGCATCATAACCAGACATGGCCGCATCGCTAGTCTGGGATACCGTAGTTCCACCCGTCCAAGTCACACTGTCATTTAATACTGGCGATGAAGTAAAAGCATCTGGGTGCGTAATTCTAGCATAGTAATTATCTGCTAGAGCTACATCATAACGAATAATTGGCTGAACACCGCCATCGGCTGCCAACGTACTTAGCTTTGATGCTAATGGGTTTCCGTAAACCCCTGATTTGGTGGTTTGGATAACGCACTTAGCTGCTACCGTTCCAACAATATTAACATCAGCAAAAACTGGGAATGCAAATATTGCGAGCATTGTTATAAGATATTTCATTTTTAACCTCACTTGTTATATTGCATATCGACCATTTTGGTATGCAGGATTTGTTGCGCCCAATTATTTCTCAAGGCTTTTTTATTGTCTAATATTCTTGAGTCAACAAGTTGGGCATTGTCATTGTATATACCACCATTAATAGACGAATTATAGTACATAGCTAAATTGGTTTTACCATTCATGGAATTTATTATTTCAGATTGGCCCTTCGTCTTAAACATAGTTAAAGCATTGGCGGACGCCATTAGCCCTAACTCAAGTCTATCCTCATCATCCTCTTCATCTTTCTCAGATAATATAAGATTGCCGTCTTCATCATATTCAAAATTTGTTTCTGTATCTATGGCATCTAATACGGCTTTATCGTCTAGGGCAGCATAAATTTCAATTTCGGGTGTGACAGGTATAGGTTTAATATAATTTGGACATGCTGGATTTGATTGCCCATCATAGCACTCATCAACCCTAAAGCTATATATAACTACCGCATCCTTAATACTACCAGAACCCTCAACCTCGATTGATCCATCTCCCCAATTAGCTAAGGGAATATTGTTAAGCGAGAATGATTTTGTGATAGTATTACCCGCAACTCCGCTCCAATCATCAGTTTCCCTAAATGTGTATCCCTCGCCAGAAGCGTTCTTATTGCCTATGTGAACCAACATATCATCTTTGGCATTTTTTACTGTTGTGTATCGGTAAATTAATCCATTTATATCAAGTCCAGGAATTGCTGGCAGAACAGAAGCCATGCCCCAGCTTAATGAGCTAGATGCTACGTTTCTCGTAACTCCATATAGATATGGTTCAGAGAAACAGTAAGAAGGCCAAAGTGCCAAGAATAATACTAAGCCCAGTTTTTGTTTCAGTATTCCCATCAAATATTTTCCTCATAACATTATTTTGATCTCTTTCGATCTCATCTTCTACTGATTGCATTTGCCATGCTAATTTAGCTTTTTCTCCTATAAGCCCATCTATAGGGCAAGGCGTGCCAGCGTTAAGCATTGCGTCAAACACTCTTTTATCGCCACACATTATGCTAACGGCAGCCACGCGCATTCCCATGTCATACATGACTTTTGCGTTTTTTAATTTTTCACAATTCATATCACGTACAGTACGGCCAGCGGATATGCCAAGTATCTGCGTTTGAACTGCGCCAGCAACACCAACAGTACATAGGTCAGAATTACTTGCGCTGATTTGTGGGGATATAGCTGATGGTGGTGGACTGTTAATGGTTGTATCCATATTGCCATCAGATATTACTGTAGTTTCAGTCCTAATCGTTTCATCGGCAAATGCAGTGCTACCGATTATAAGGGATATTAATATTATTAATAACCGCATTGTTATTTCTCCAGTATACGATCCATTTTTGCATCGAGCGCGTCTAATCTGCTAAATAGCCTATCCATTTGTTTGCCATTATCAGCTTTTGTGACATATTCTTCTCGCGTGCGGTTAAGTAAAATCTGAAGCCTTTGCACTTCAAGGATATAGCCCCGTAAAATAAACCCTACAAAGCCTATTCCTAGCGTTAGTACGCCACTCCAGATTACTTCAGTTTCCATATTAATATTTTCCATTCCACACCCGAAGAGCGCTAAATTCATTACTCATTAACTTACGTTTTAACACATCTTTAACAGCTTGTGTATCCGTCCATTGAACGCCAGCTTCTTTTATCCACACGCCAAGTAATGCCATGTCTACATTGCCTACATGCTTGTAATCTGAGCCAAAGGTATTGGGTGATACTTCGCGGGCGTAAGCCGCGTCTCTAAGCATTTGAGAGCCATCATGCGTTTTTTTAATGACAATATCATCACCCTCAAAATACATTTTTTCATCAATTTTATTTGATAAGTTATTCATTTTCCCAAGCCTCATTAATATTTGGAGTATTTGGGTTATCTGCCTTTAAAGTGCCATTTGAATTTCTAGCACGCTTAGGTTTAGATTTAATTGGTGCTTTTTTTGCTGGCTCTTTAATAGCCTCCAGAACAGTGATTGCGTCTGGGCGAGATGAAATTATCTTAGCGATTTCTGCCTCTGATAATATAACTGTTTCGCCTCGCTCTATGCGGCCCTTGCTGCATTTAAGCTTTAATCGGTTTACTATTACTTTTTGCATATTAATCTCCAAATGAAATTGTGGGGGCAGTTGCCCACCCCCACTATTATTTTAGCTTATTATGAAATTGTGCAATCAGCAATCATGCCATTTGCAGCTTCATTCTTAGCACAGAGTGTTAGCTCTGTTACAACTTGGCGCGTAGTGTTGTCGCCAGTTTTAGCCAAAGCTACGTTCTTTGTTCCACGTAGGGAAGCAACTTCCCACATGTTGTCCTGCATGATGAATACGTCACGAGAACGGTTTTCACGAGAAGGCATGAACTCAACAGAACCCCAAGGAGTTACATATACAGCTAGAGACTTAATAACTTTCTCATCGCCAGCCTGGACTGCTGAACGCTGGTTGTTGTTACCAGTGAAAGCCAAAGCTTTGTTCATTTGGAATGCTGACAAGTATACAGTGTCAGGCTTTCCGCCCTCTTCCCAAATTGACTGCATAACAGTGTCAAATCGAGCTTGTGAGAAAGCAACTAAAGTTGTTGTCTCATCAGTACGTGCGTCAGTACCATCTCCAGTAGCATCTGCACCTTGATTTGCGCCAAATATAGTATTGGTAATTAACCAAGATGGTGCGCCTGCAAGTTCACGGGCAGTAGTTGCATTGCCAGCAACGCGAGCGTTATTGTCAAAAAGAGCTTTTTCAATATCTAATTTTTGCTCCTTAGCAATTTTTAAGGTTTGATATGCAACTTCCTTCGCACGACCTGCCTTATTTAAGCCCTCGTCTGTATCGGGAACTACAACAGCATTTTTGAAAATCTGTGTATAGTTGCCTAAACGTGTTGTTGCAGAGCGTGCTTCGCCTGCGGTTGCATCACCTTCAATATGAGCATTGCCAGCAGATGCTCGAAGGCTATCTGTCTGCCACTCAACTAAAGTATTCTTTGCTGATTTCTTTGCAGCCTTAGAATAAAAAGGTGTTTCTTCTGGACTTACGTTGTGGATTACATCAGATAAATCCTCACGTATGCCAACAGCATCATAGCTGTCAAATGTGTTTGCTGGTTGTGCCATTTTTTATTTCCCTTTCAAGGATTTAGAAGCCATACTTAATGTATTAGCTATCACCAATTATCAAGCTCAATGCGTCATCTATTGAGCCTGTTTTCTGCAAGCGCTGTTGCGCTTTTTTACGAGTCACAGCATTACCATCTTGTCTTTTCTTTGCACCAGATTTCAGCATAGGCTTAGGGCTTTCGCCTTTAGATTTAGCTGATTCTTTTTTAGCCACCAATTGACGATATTTACGCGCATCATTTAATGCCCGCACATATCTAGCATCCGTAACATTTTCCATTTCTTGCGGCGTAAAGCCATAGGAAACTCCAGTGTCAACAAGCCCTGATTTAATTGCATCTCCTTTTTCGGGATGGGCAATCTCAGGTATGTACTTTTTAAGAACTTCGGCTTGCTCATAAAGGTAGGCATTGTGAGCCTCTTGTTGAGCTTTTACTCGGTTCTGTTGCACATTCGCTAACTGATACATGTTGTGGTCATACTTGCCTTTATCCTCGTCATATTTGAGTTTTTCTTCCATGTAACCAATTGGATCACTTTCAAATAACTCTCTTGACGGTGGGATTGGAGCTTGCAGGCCACCTTGCTGCTGTTGTTGGTGCAAATTAACAATTTGCTGTTGCTGTTGTTGCAATGCGGCAGTGTGCTGTTGAAGATTTTTTCTTTCTTCAGCAACTTCTTGAAACCGCTTATTAATTGCCGCTTGTCCCGCAGCAGATTGCTTTAACTGATCCAGTGTCCAATGCTCTTCTTTTCCGTCAACTTTAACGGGGATAAGCTTGGTGTCTTCAGTAGCCTCTACAGGGTCTTCGTCGTCAACTTCGACATCATCAAGTTCATATTCTTCATCGGATGCCTCTTCGATGTCATCTTCGCTCTCTTCTGCGGTCTGAACTTCAGTCTCATCTGAACCGTCATCCTCTGGCTCTGTAATTAAGTCCACAGCTTCGCTTAGATTATCGCCACCAGAGTTTTCTGGCGCGGGGGATAGCAGACTTTCTGCTGCTTGTTCTAGTGTAGTCGATTCCATATCGGTACTACTTTCTTTCTTTGCGATCTAATATTACCTCTGCCGCTGATGCGGCGTTGAGTATAAATTCGATCTGGTTAAGCGCACGCAAAATAGAGTGCGCATTCTCACGAGTATCAACGTCTGATACTTCACTGTCTGCGAAAAGCCTGTGTTGCTCATCGCGAACCTCTTGCACAAATTGCTCAAAGGCAGTGTCATTTTTTAGACGCCTAGCTTCATTGGCTTTTATGCGTATTTCTGTTGTCATTTAGATAATAAACCTTTTGTAGCACCGCCCATTTCACTTCTTTTCATAGCTGCTTTTGCGCCATCATCAAAAGTATTGAATCTTGGAAATTTTCTACCCGTTGATTGTTCGTAATTTAGCGATATTTCTTTTGCATCTTCTATAGACAATAATATAGCCTCACCAGTTTCATTGTACCAAATTGTAGGAAAATTAAATGGTATTCCAAATTGATCTGATTCTGTGCTTAAATATTCAGTTGAAAGTCCGCCAAGCCCTAAATCTTGAGGTACGTGTTTATTTTTATCAAAAGGAACTAAGCCAAATGTAGGATATGTATTATCAGGCATTATTGAGTGCTTCCTTGTGCCATTTCACCAATCATTCTAGCCTTATCTTGCTCCGCTTGTATGCGAGCAACATCGACAGATGTTCCATACTCACCATACACTTTTGCGGCATCTACAAGCAAGTCCTGAGCCATTTGGTCTCGCTTTAAATCGTTGTCAGCTAATGCCTTTTGAGACTCAAGTTGCATTTTGGCGGCGTCTGATTGCATCTTAACTTGAGCTTTCATTTGCTCTGCCTGCAAGAACGCAGCATTGGGGTCTTCACCACCACCTTGTTGAGCTTGGGCTTCTTGCTGTTGCTGTAGCATTTGAGCTTCAATCTCAGGCGTAATCGGGGCAAAGTACCTGTCAGCGTTTCTTATTCCAGAAACGGCCAATTGGTCAGCTAACGTGTTTCGGATATTAGTCATACTAACTAATCCATTCATAGGGCCATATGTTTGATAAACCATAGTCTGCATTTGCAGGGCTTGGTTTAGCGCCATCATTTTTTCCTCTTCGCGACCTGTGCCTAAACCAACATTGATGCTAACGTCCATTGAGCCATCCCACACACGCGGGTCTACTGGCACAAACGAGCCATTCATACGCATCATTTTTTCTTCATCTACATTCTTGCTGGATAGCCTTAACATAATTCCAAATAAATCACGCATTCCATCTGCAAGGTTACGAACCATAACTTCGACCTGTCCAGCGGCGGCTTGCACAGTAGCCTGCACAGCAGATTTAGTTGTAGATTGCATAGCATCTGGGTCTAACCCCATAGAAGCCCTTGATACACCCGTTTTAGTCTCTACAAGGCCATCTAGGTATGTGAGTGCGCCTAATGTCTGGCCAGCAGTAAATGGAACTGATAAATCTTGGACTGATCCAGCTTGGCGCATTCTTACGATTGCACCAATCTCATTATTAAGCACATCATCTATATTCACAGCGCCCTCAACTACTGCAAGCCTTGGATTATTGGTCATTGCCACGTTATCAAGTATTGAACGTAATACTGAAGTTGCCGCATCCTGGTCATCCATAACTATTTCTGCAAGTGAACGCCCGTAAAATGTATGTGGCTCAGGGTCTATTTCAAATTTAGCAAATGGAAGCTCATCACATGGCTCAAAATCTAGCATCTCATATGCCGTTCCACCGCAAGTAATTCTATGCAATATGGGTATTCCAGTGCCATCTACATCTAGGCGCATATATGCCTCGGTAACAGTTACATTCTTCATAGATGGGTCTTGCTCATCCTCATCTGAAGTATCAATGTCATAGCCTCGACGCTCAAAAACTTCTGCCTCAGTCATCTCAGAACCATTTTCCATGCTATCTAAGTTTAGGACGACTTCTGGGTCATAACCCATAGCAATCAAGTCGCCAGCACGCATGTTTGTTCTTTGGGCAACAACGTAAGCGTCTTTAAGGCTGCGGGCATCTCTGTTGATGAAAAATTCTTCTGGCGGCACGCTCTCAATGCAAAGCTCACCCTTTTCCTTTTTCAAGCTAACCTTAACACTGTGTATTGGCATTTCTGCCTCGACGCCCATCTCATTGACTGAAACAGATGCTTCAGTCGTTTGCTCTATTAGTGAAATTCCATCATCATCCATTAAGTAAGCAAGCTCTTCATCACTTAAATCTGAGTATGTGTGTATTTCTATTTCGGGGTAAGTCATCCAGTATGCTTTGACAATACCTTGCTTCTTAACCAGTGCGTCTTGGAAAGCATCATTTATTACGCGGTATCCATTTAATCGTGTAAACTCATGGTGCATAAATTCTGTTGCTTGTTCAGCGCTAGCCACGTCTTCTGGCCCTCTTGGAGTGTATTCAACAGGCTTGGCAGTGCTTAGAAAAATTCTCATTAAGCTTGGTTTTACAGCACGTACGGTATCACG